GTGACAATACTGACCTGGCGACTGTAGGGATCTGCTGATGCAGCTGAGTCCACAGGCACACCCATGATAGGCACCGAATCTCTGGCATGGATAGCCAGGTTGTTCAAGACTGAGCCTGCTTGGTAAGCACCATTCATGCTGTATTCTGCATGCTGTGCAAACTGTTCAATGTCAATGCCAGGATACAGTTCCACAGCTTCTTGTATGGTCATGGGATCATAGTAGCCACAGAATGGTTGATCACGCATTTCGGGCACAGTGGGATCGCAGATCCAGTAGTGCTGTGCAATAGGGTTGAACTTGATTCGGAGATTGTAGCCTGTGAGCTTGTACTTGGCTGTGTAAATGGTATTTCTTGCAATGGCTTCGTTGAGAATGTCCTGTTGTCCTTCAGCATTCATGACCTGTGCCTGGTCCAGGCTGGCTGCAAAGTCTTCGGGGTTGACCTGTTCTGTCATGTTGTCCAGATATGTGTCAATCAGACCTTGCACATGACTCTGTTGTTGTTCACCCAGGTTCTGCTGCACTTCGCCCATGACTCTGACCAGATCAACTGATGTGCGTCTGCGTGTTTGACGCATGGCAGTGAGTCCACCTTCTGCTGCCTGTTGTTCAAATGCTCGCAACTGGTCCAGGGTGCCGGCTGTTTCCACATATCTGGTGATGGGTTCACGCACAGGCATAACCATCATCATGCCGTTTTTGTGCATCATGGCATCCATTACCCAGCGTTCCAGGATAAAGTGTGGATCGTTTTGTTCGTTCACAATGGCACTGACCATGTCTGTGGCCTGTCTTGCAGCCACATCATCTGATTCTGTGTCAGCCACAAACTCAAAGTTGATTTCACCGTTGGGCACCAGGCCCTTGGTAACCACTGCTGTGGCATAGTCTACCACGGGTTTGACTGATGGGTGAATGTAGTCAATACCATTCACAGGTGCTGTTGAGTCTGTCACAGCCAGGCACAAGTAGTGATAGTCACTGGCTCTATTGATGGCGTTCTTGGTGCCTAAGTATCTCAAGTAACTAGCCATTTTAACGTCCATTAAATTCTTCATGCGGACAAAGTTGGCGTTTATTTTTCGGTTTTGGTTAATTTCGTTAACCGGGAGATTTTTTATGTCAAGCACAGTAGTATCCTTGTGATATGTTATTTAGCGGCATGGGCAGATCCAGGGCTAAACAGCCGGTGGAATGTGGTGGGGTTGCAGGCCGCCGACCAGGCTTCGATACGCCGCTTGGCTATATCAACATAAGCAGGATCCAGTTCGCAGCCAATGTAAGGATGACCCAGTTCCACAGCCGCACAGCCTGTTGATCCTGATCCTGAGAATGGATCCAGCACTGTGCCACCTGGTGGTGTAATTAGTTGGATAAGATACTTCATGAGTTCAATGGGCTTAACAGTGGGGTGATTGTTTTCTACTTGTCCTTCCATGTGGCGTTCCCGACGGCCAACCTTGGGACAGTAGAAATACTTTTGGTAGTCTGCAATCTCACCTATCACATTGCTGGGGAAACGGCCTATCTGACTGGGCTCCCAATTACCTCTATCTTCATGTTCATCCTTGCCTAACACTTCGCTGTTGGCTTGATCTAATACAACCCGTGCAGGCACCCGCATTGACTGTAGTTTTTCTAAATCTGACTTGCCTTGTCGCTTTCGCACTTGTGTAATGTCTTGATCCTGGAACACCGGTCCTGCCACATTGTGTTTTGACCATTTGGCACGCCATTTAGCATCTGCTTCTGCTTCTGCTGGATCATCATAAGGCACACGAGTAGCATCAATGTTGAGAGCACCTGTGCCCCACTGTTGGCAGTTCTTGGCTATGCTGAGTTTGATAGGCTTGCGGGCAAGACAGATGGGTTCGTGTGCGGGTTTCAGCTGTGTGCCCCAACCAGACCACTTTTGTGCTAGTGGGTCTGTGATTACTATTTGCCCTTCATTTTTATAATGTTTTGTATCACCAACGCCGCCGTTAACTGGAACATTATGTTTGTAAGGTTGTTTTTCCTTAACTCCCAAACTGAGTTGTATGCTACGACCAACATCCTGACTCTTGGGGAATCCTGAACTGTAGATCCACATGATCTGATCACGGATCTCAAAGCCAGCTGCTTCCAGGGTCACAGCAAGGTGATGATAGGTTCGTGCGGCTGAGAACGCAACAATATGTCCGCCTGGCTTGAGCACACGCAGGCACTCCGCATAGGTTTCCACAGCACCGGTGTTGGCGTCCCAGCTCTTGCCCAGGAAGTCTATGCCGTAGGGTGGGTCTGTGACGATGGCGTCTATGCTATTGTCCGGGAGAGATTTTAGGGTGTCACGGTTGTCGCCCTGTAAGATTTGATAGTTCATGTTAGTGTTTTATCTGACTGAGTCGAAATCTGCGATCAAGTCGCACCTGAGCTAGATGACAGGCCTGACAGTTCACAGGATCAGGATCGTCCGCAGGCAGCAGATACTGATCATAACTGTATTCCATCAGTGTCATGAGATCCACAAAGGCTTCTTTGTGTTTCTCACACAGCACAGTGGCGTTGCCGGCCTGTATCAAGAGATACTCAGCCTGCTCAACTGAGTCTGAGGGTGTGTGAATTGTGTTCATTTTAGGCTCTTTCATATATGCTGATGCTACGGTCTTTGTGTCCGGTAGATCCTCTGTATAGCACAGCTCCTGTTTCACGCCATTCTGAACTCTTGTAGAAGGGTCGTTGCCAGTCCAGCCATACTATGTGTGCACCAGGTGCACTGGCCAGGTATAATTGATTGAATACTCGTCGAACATTGATACTGTCTGCAGGGCAGTTGTATCGACGCTGATATTCTTTCAGTCGTTCTTCGCCATAGGGAGGATCACACACCCAGAGATCATGCTGTGCTACTGCTGACTGACTCATGGCTCTTGCGTCTGCATACACTGTGTGGGAATCCTGTGGGTTGATATCGTATTTGGTGCCTGGCAGGGCAGTGATGTCAGCTTGTCCAGCATAGAGATGAGCCACTGAAGTCTTGTCTGGAAACAAGGCTGCTATTCTTTTTAGATAGTTGCCTTGGTATCCACCATAGTAGTCATTGGCCTTGGCATAGTTGTTGCCCAGGTATATGGTTCCAACTATACGATCATCAGACCCGCAGTGCAGTTCCCATCCTGAGCTGGTGGCATTGTAATTGGCTACTCTGTCTTGATTGTTCATGTTATCCTTGTGCGTTGTAGGCCCGTTTCCAGGCAGGTTTTGAACTGTCGTCACGCACCACATAGCGGTCACGCTGTGCTGTCATGCGTTGTTGGCTGGTGCGATTGTCCCAGGGTTCGGCTATGCCTTGTAAACAGGCTATGAGTGCATAGCGAGCAGAGTCTATGCAGTCATCAGGATCACTAAAGCGTCCTTGGCTGTCCACATAGTAGTTTTGTGCTTCTCTCAAGAAGTCCACACAGTTTTCATTCACATGCAGGCTGCCCACTTCCAGCATCTGCCGCATCTGGTTGATGCCGTAGCTTTTGTGATTGGTGCGTCGACCTTGATCGTCTGCGGGATTCATGATGGCACCAGGCACCACATTCAACTGATAGCCTTCAAACAGTTCACGAATGCTGGCTGAACTCATGGTGTAGCGACCAGCTGTGTTGGCATCTGCTGGCAGCACTATGGGTGTGCCAAACACTTCGGGTCTCAGCAGGTGTGTGATATACTGTGTGGGCACAGCTTCTTCTATGCCTTGCACCAGGATCTGTCGATGCAGCCAGGCCTCGCGTTCTCTTGGTTCCCAGTACATGAGGCTGATCACTGTGCGGTCATTCACCAGTCCCAGATCCAGGGCAATCACACGCTGTATGTTGGTCATGCGGTGGAAGTCAAAGTCGCCTGTGGTATAGGTGGGCCAGGTGCGTATCTGGAACACAGCACCCTTGCCCATGATGGGTCGACCCTGCATTCTGGCATCTCGTTCATGCGGCAAGTAGTCTCGTTCCAGTTGTGCTCGTGTTTCGTTCAGCAGGAATGGTTCACCCCAGAGATCATATTCAGGCACATCATCCCAGCTCACACGAATAAAGTCATAACCAGATTCGCGATTCCAGAACTTGGATACCAGACCATTCAGACCCTTGAGTGGTGTGAATGAACACATGATCTGACCCTGTGTGGTTGCTGTGCGAGTCACAATCTCACTGAAGAAGTCATCCGGTGGTTGTTCATCAAACACAGCTAGATCCAGTTTGAATCCCTGTAGTTGACGCACTTCTTGTGTGTAGTTGGCAAACAGCAGATAACTCTTGCCTCCTGACACATGGCGTATTTCCACACCCAGGCAGTTGGCTCCATCCGACCGCATGGTGTCTTGCACAATGC